CCTATTTACGGCACAGTTCTTTAACCGGAATACCCGCTTCAGCTTCTTTTAAAATAGCGACGATTTGATGTTCAGTCATTTTTTTTATAATTAAATCCCCTTTTCTTTTATCATAGAGAATTTTCTACTTTTTTGCTGTACTATTTTAGGGGATAGTTACATTTTAATTACATCACGTTTTTTTATTAATAATTGTATTTGACCAAAATTTAAATCATTCTATGAAATTTTCACCTGAAATTTACCGAAAGATCCGATATAATCAATGCAAACAATAGGATTATAGGATAAATAAAAGACAAGCTATGGAACTTTTTTCAATAATTTTACTTCTAGTATTAATTGTATCACTTTCTGGTGTCGTTGTTAAAATGTTACCAATTCAAATTCCACTGCCTCTGATGCAAATATTATTAGGTTGCATATTGGCTGCATTTAACGTTTATGTGGAATTTGATCCTAAATTATTTCTTGTTTTATTTATTCCTCCTTTACTTTTTGCTGATGGACGCAAAACATCGGTAAAGGACTTCATCTATAATGGTAGAGAAATTGTTGGACTAGCTCTAGTGTTAGTTGTTATCTCCATTATTGCATTAGGTTATATTCTTCATTGGATATTACCAAAAGTTGAATTAGCAGCAGGATTAGCTCTAGCTGCAGTACTATCTCCAACTGATGCCGTAGCATTAAGTGGTATTGTCGGTAAAGGTCGTATTGAAAAAGAAAAGATGGAAATCATTGAAGGAGAGGCTTTAATGAACGATGCTTCTGGCCTTGTTTCATTAAATTTTGCCATTGCAATCGCAGCCGGATTATTGCAGTTTGATCTATTACAAATTAGTGTTACATTTTTTGTTGTTGCGATTGGTGGTTTAGCTATTGGTGTTATATTTACTTGGTTATATGCTCGTATCTTACGTAAAATAAATCAATTGACCCACAATGATCCTGCAATTCAAATTGTATTATTATTCCTACTTCCTTTCGCAGCTTATATTATTGCAGAAGAGTGTCATTGCTCAGGTATTTTAGCTGCAGTAAGTGCAGGTATGACCGTAAATCATTCTGGTATGATGCGAAATGCACCATTAACTACACGTTTACAATCAGATAGCACTTGGTCAATGTTAACTTTTGTATTTAATGGATTTGTCTTTGTCTTATTAGGTATTCAGTTACCAAAAATTTTGAGTAATACCTTTACCGAAAACCAAACCGATACATCAATTGAAGTATGGCAATTATGTTTAATTGTTATATTTGTTTTTGCAGTATTAATGGGAACACGATTTGCTTGGTTATGGGCGATGAAACATATGCCGACAATGCCATTTGGAACAAAACGACCTCTTGCATTTAGATCATATTCCAATCGAGATCTACTTATTTCAACATTTGCTGGGGTTCGAGGTGCTATTACTTTAGCTGGTGTATTATCTATTCCAATGACAATTGCCGGTCGATATCAACTTGTTTTTATTGCAACAGGAATCATTCTAATTTCGTTAATTGTAGCAGTAATCGTCTTACCTATTTTATTACGAGGTAGTGTTATTTTAGATAACTCAGAACAAGATAATGAAATTTTGACAGTGAAAGGTCATATGGCCGAAGAGGCAATTATTAGCCTAGAAAAAATGCAAAATAATTTACTCCAAGAAACAGCTGAAGACCGAATGGATCAAGAAATTATTCATGAAGTTGGATCACGTGTTATTGGCTCATTACGACGTAGAACGGGACTTAAAGATTTAGAACAGAAAGCACTTGAGGCAGAAAATTTAGAAAGACGTATGCGTTTAGTCGCTATAGGTGCAGAACGAACAGCCCTTTTACAAATGAAAGTTCGTAATGAAGTTAGTGAAGAGGTTTTTGAGCATTTAAATACTGACTTAGATATTTATGAAAAAATGATTTCTGGAGATGTATAAATGATAGAAAATCATCAGTTTCTAGGAAAGATACATTCAGCATTTGTGAATAAAGCCCCACAAGCATTGGGGCTTACCTTACGTTGTATTCCATTTAACTTAAAAAAACAGGTTATTGAGCAGTTATTACAATTACAATTTAAACATTCTCTAGAAGATGGCGATCTTAATTTTTTAGAAAACCGTTGGCTTAAAATAGCAGTTACCGATCTAGGACTTATCTGGTTTGTTAGCCTAATCAACAATAAATTAGTTGTGAGTCGAGAAGAAATTCCCGATGTGAGTTTTATTGGTAATGCTAATGATTTAATTATGATAGCAACCAGACGACAGGACCCTGACACCCTATTTTTTCAACGTCGCTTAATTGTTGAAGGAGATACTGAATTAGGTCTTTACGTTAAAAATCTAATGGATTCAATTGAATTAGATAACATGCCTAAATTTTTAAGACTAACGCTTGAAAAGCTTGCAAACATCATTGAAAGCGCACCTACCAATTAAAAAAGATCTTCTCTGATTTAACATTTAGATAAGATCTTATCGGTACTATATCTGTAATAAAAATATCTAATATAGTAAAACAATTACGAGCAAAGAAGCACAATGAAAAATAACCGAGAACAGCCAAGTTTTTACTTTCATGTGTAATAGTCTTTACTTAATCTGACAGTCAAATTATTTTATAACGCAAAAGGCGAGTCAGAAATGAATCAAACCGCCAAAATCATTAAACCAAAATGAGGACTGCTAAAATTAGCTAAGCAACTCGGTAACGTTCAACAAGCTTGCAAAGTCATGGGATACAGTCGAGATAGTTATTATCGCTTTAAAAAACTGTATAAGCAAGGAGGAGAGCTTGCACTTCAAGAAATCAGTCGTAAAAAAACTATCGAAAAAAATCGGGTAGAGCCACATATAGAAAAAGCCGTTGTCAATATGGCCTATGAATATCCTGCTTATGGCAACATCGAGTTGCCAATCAACTTCGTCAAGAAGGCATAATGGTGTCAGGAAGTAGTGTACGCTCGATTTGGCTACGTCATGATTTAGAAAGTTTTAAAAACCGCTTAATAGCCCTAGAAACAAAAGTGGCACAATAGTGATGCTACTGACTGAAAATCAATCACAAGCCCTCGAAAAAGCCAAAACATCACGAGAAGCACATGGTGAAATAGAGACACATCACTGGGATATTTATGTGCACAAGATACTTATTATGTGGGACATATTAAAGGCATAGGAAAAATATACCGACAAACATTCATTGATACTTATTCAAGACTCGCTTTTGCTAAAGTATACCGTTACACAAGCCTAATAGTAACCTTATGGTTAAAGCATTAAATATGGCAATACAGCGGCGTAAAGGAGAAAGCTCAACTTTATTTCATTGCGATCAGGGAATTTAATATCGCAGTGAACAGTTCCAACAGATATTAGCATCTTATCAAATTACCTTTAGCATGAGCCGAGCAGGAAATTGCTTAGACAATGCCGTGACTGAGCGATTTTTTAGATCATTAAAATCAGAAAGGAGCAACTATCGAGATTATGTAACCAGAGAGCAAGCAGTAGCTGATATTATTGATTACATCGAACCTATTTATAATCAAAAAAGAAGACATTATAAACTGGGATTTATTTCACCTGCAGAATTTGAATACAATTTACTAAAAACGGCCTAAGATTGTCTCCAAGTTTTGTTGACAGTTACAAGCCAAAAAAATAGCTTTCATTACTCTTGGTAACTCTGAAGGTGGTAAAGAAGGCATATTTTGCTTATGGGCAACTTTAAACACAGCTCCTATTTTACCAGTTGAATTATATTCAATCAGATCATTGTTAACAGCATAAGTCATTACTCTATTAATTCGTTGTGATATCCTCTTAATAGTATCTAGTTTACCGGCACATTCAACAGGTTTAAAGCTTCAATAAAATCTTTTGCTTTTAGCTGTGAGATGGGTATATCGCCAAGGCTAGGATAAATATAATTAACAAATGAATTTTTTATTCGCCTATTGTTCCACTAGTGATATCTCTTGAGTTCTGTTGTTCAAGCCATCTTTCAGCCACTTTATAAAATGTATTATCTTTCTCTTTTTTGTCTTGCGTTAAATAATGTGATTTCTAGGTAACTTCCAAAGCTAACTAATGTGCGTTTTTTTGAATCAGGACTAATATAATTAAATCGCCAAATTTTAGAGCCATTAGACTTAATTAATAAATATAAACCACTGCCATCTGATAAAGTAAAATCCTTTTCCCTTGGCTTGGCTGACTTGATTTGAGTATCATTTAGAGGTTTTATAATCTTGACCATGTTATACGAATTTAAGTTATATTTGAGCGTATAACATAATATATAACATAAAAGTTTGAATTTCGCTAAATCTTCTTGAACTTAGTTAAACATTAAATTAGCTAAAAAGCTTGTTAGATAAAGTTTTTTTGAACGTTATTGAATTTGGATTAATTGAGAAATGGTGGGTTGTGAGGGGATCGAACCCGCGACCAATTGATTAAGAGTGACATGCATTATTTTACAGTATAAATTTAATTTATTATAAATCAATAAGATAACAGGTTAACCAAACCAATTGATGTATATTTATTCACTATTTTTTAGTTTATTTTACATTAATTACGGCACAAATATGTCACAAACATTTTTGTGATCTGCTCTCTATAATTTCACTCCATAAATTCACATCAAAAATAAATCATCATAAAATATCTCAAAAACTCACACATAACTTATCATGATAACAATAAACTACTACATACCAATTTACATAAGAATGACGCCCGACGATTACGAAATAGAACTATCGGGCGAATGCTACATTATCAACAGCGACGACGAGCACAATTTTGTGCTATATCAAACGCTGAAATCACAATATGATATTGCCTATTTTGTGATGCTACATGGCGCTGTTGAGTATTGTAAGTTGAAGATTGATAGTATTATGCGATGATGTTATCAATTGCTACTGCATTTTTTACGCCTCCCGTTTTATCAAAGGCAACAGCATAATAATCAAAGCCATTCCTGAGCCTAAAAACCACTTCCCCGTTTTCATTGCTCTTGTGTTTTGATATCAAGTCGCCGTTTAATCTTGAATGTAAAAAAACTTCTTGGGATGGCAATAGGGTTCCGTCTTGATCTTTAACTTTTGCTGTAACATATGTTTTATTCAATAACCAATAAATAATATCATTGACTATGTTTATGCCGTCCGCTGTTAATTCAATATCAAACATATAACCTATAAATGCACAATCAGCTACAAAAGGATTATCATTTAAATTTAAATCACCTTTGCGAAATACAGCACTAACAACAGAAAGTTTTTGATATCCACTTGCAAATCTGTAAATCACTAATGGAGTCATTTTTTTGGTGTTGTACTATTGTCGTTATAGATATAATAAACCCAGTTCGATTTGTTATTTGGGGGATAATGTGAAATTTCTTTTTTATTATAATTCATTGAAATAACGTCTTTATTATTTATAACTGTTGAATTATATAAACCATTTGAATAACTTGGTTGATTTGAAATACCGAGGGATAACAATGCTCCATTTGCGTAGTCATTACCACCGGCTATGACGGGGATCCCTTTGTCAAAACATTTTTTTATTGGTTCTCCCGCTTTTTTTTCATATGAATTTCTATAATCCATAATTAGTTCAAATGTTGATAAAAAATCTTCCGTGTAATCGCTTGATGTTGTATCGCAAAAAACGACTTGATGATCTTCGCTAAGCGCAGCTAACATCGCGTCAACGTAAGATTTATCATCACTACAAATAACTATTTTTGCCATATTTTAATCCTTAAATGTAAATTCTAATTTATTTCGTTTTTCTTCATTAAAAATAAACTCAATGTCATTACCAACAACGACACTATGTCTAAATTTTTGACTGGATTCTATACTACTTTTAATGCTAGATAATTCAATAGATAAGTCCCCTTTTTTTAGATGACTAATATCAAATGAAAAGTGTGGTTCTTCGATTATTGTGTCAATGAGAGTGTTGGTAAAATGGCGCAACACAACGTGATATTTTACATCTGGCTCAACTGTTACATTGCTCTCGTACCAGCCAACCATAATACCTGAGGTTTGCTGCAATCGATTTCTAGACGACCAATTAATTTCAATTTTTTCACCGGTTATTGACGTTGGATAATAAATACCGTTAATTGTTACGTTTGCTGGCGGGTATGGTCTAATTGCTCTACCCATGATGTCAACAATCTTTCCTGATGCATCTTTTGGATCGATTGAACTGGTTGATGTTCGGGTGATGATACGACAATCAACCTTATCACCTTCGCAATACTCCTCGGATTTTAGTGTTAACTGACCGCCACAAAAATAAACCTTGCTATTTTGTTTGTGCTCTGCTGGGATTGTATCGAGACAACCGCGTTTCACGGTTAATTCATCGCCATTCCTAGATTCAACGAATAAAATTTCATCATCAATTATGACCCATATGTACTCATCGTTTTCTAATGCGCTACTTAATTTTATGACTGATTCCATTCTATCAATTTGATGAGATAATTCTCTCATTTCGCAATTAGTTATGCTTTCTGCGTTATCAAAATCGCTTGACAAAGAAGTAGCTAACCCAGCAAAAAGCGCATTTTCGGGTAAATTACAAATTGCCGCTGAAATTTGGCCTGTTAAATCATTATCTTCTAATAACTGATCAACTACTTTTTGTCCGTAGTTATAAACTAGTTCATAATATGGTGCTTCCATGATAATAAAGTTTTTGACTGGTTTTGCTACATCTTTATCAACTGGAGATGATATCGGCGGTTGAGAGTTAACAACCGATGTTGTCGGTAATGAAAACACATCACGCGAGCATTCAATCGTCACCTGATTGCTTTTTTGCGTGCCGTAATCAACCGATATTATACGCATAACAACACGGTCCAACCCCAATAGAGGCATGTTTAACAAAAACACGTCACCTCGACTCAAAATTCTTCCATCTAAATTAAGTGTTAACGTAACAGAAGCCAAATCTGATGATAAATACGCTAGATCCCTCATTGCAAGTCGAGAAGCTAATGAACGACTATAAACAGTATCGTATGTAACCGTTGTATTGTTTTCTCTACCAGCTATTGAGATCAGAGCGTCATCACGAACCGTGACAGAATTAATCATCTCAGTAACAATGTTTTTCTTAATATCCGAAATTTTTACTATATTTGTTTTATCAAAAACGAGTAAATCATCAACATTGTAATTATTTCTGATTAATTTTATTTCAAACTGATTTGTTTGTGGGTTTTGATCTAGTACACAATCTGCCGCTTTTTCAATATTTTTTTTTAAATCTTCGAATTTACTCTGATTATTCCAAAGATAAGATAATCCTAGATTTTCTCTGTAAAATGTATCTGCAGCTCGCTTAAACGATTCTTCGTTAATAATATTTTGTATTGATTGAGAATTAAAACCTGTATATTGGCTTAAAACCAACTCTCTGAGTATGTGCGCAGGGTTCATGTCTGCATTAGCACCATTAATTGCATACATCATCGTGTCATAAATAAGCATAGAGTTTGAGCCGTCAATAACGGGGACGCCATCAACTGATGTGTTATCAATCTTTGAGCTTAATGACACGTTGTGATTATCAACATTAATATAATAAATATTGACGTCTCTACCATTAGCCGCACTAAATGCACCAGATCTATTAATTAAATCATGAATATTTTTATTGTTAATGGAATCAACGTCCTCAAGCTCTCCATCACTCACAAAAATACAACAACGATTCATGTCAAGATTACCCAAGTCGTGAAAAAAGAAACTGAAGCATTCAAAACAGTTTCAAGATTTTCGCCACCAACAATTATTAAGTTATCAATAAACGATAAAAGAATTGGAATATCATTTTTTGATACTTTTCTGATTAATCTAGCTTGCGGTGAACCGCCTTGATATGTTGTGATCAATATATCTAATCTTGACGAATTTAGATCCATTGACGTTTCCAGTCTATTAATAGCCTGCTTCATTGCTGTCTTTAGTGCATTTATTCGCGAACCACTCATGCTAGCAGACGTATCTAAAATGAAATGTATAGCAACATTATCCAGCACATCACCAATTCTAATTTCAGAACGCTCGTTATACCATTGCGGTGTTTTTTTTGCATCCTGATAGTGGATACGTTGAACAACCACAGAAATGTCTTTTAAATACGGATTATTACCCCAATAAAAATGCTTAAAAACTGCACCTGCAACATAACGATATGCCGGTACAATTTGCGAGATTTTATTAGCTAGATAACTATTTCTATTATGATTATCATGCCCAGAATAAACATCAAAAGCACCAGAAACCCCGCCTTCTCGTGAATCACCACCAAAAAGAGATGGTTTATTAATCAATAACGTTCCATCTTGCACAGCTCCTTATAACTATTAACCTCTACACCATGCCAAATCGGGTTGTCTGGTAAAATTTTGAGGCATTCCTCTTTGGCGATGTATAGTCCCGCCACATTACTATCAATTGTTTTATTTTTACATGTCATTTTTTAGCCTATCTCATCATAAGTAAAATCTACTATTGTGTTTGTTCGATAAAATCCTTGCTCACTATAGAGCTCTTGAATTCTACCGTTTTTAAATTTGACGGGACCGTCAATATGTCTGTAACTATCTCGAGCTAAAATCGCAAGATAGCGCGACAATTCAACTCCATTTAGCGTTGATTTTGGCACAAACATCTGCAACATAAAATAACCCTCAGTTTTATAACGATTACGCCAAGGTTCTACATCCAGAATATTACAACCAATCGTCGCTTGTATTTCTTTAACTTTCCATAGAGAAAATCGAAAAAACACTTATCTCTGTCTGGTTTGGTAAGTTCATCTTTACCCTGCCAGATGATCGTCGGCTTATAACCGATTTCGTTTTCCGCCTTTTTTCCCACTTTTTAACAAAAATGGATTTAATTAAATCATGGGCTTCTTCATAGTTTGTTGTCATACAAGCACTTCCATATAAAGCAAATCAATATCAGCAGGAGCTAATATTTTTATTTTTTCTATCGTAAATTGCTTACCTCCCTTTTTGATTTTGTCGTTTTTTTCTGGAATATAACTGCCAGCAGGAATTAGAACAATATCGTTGTCTTCTGTTATTTCAGTGTTCAACCACTCAAAATATCGCTCATTGCCACCAGAAACAAATATCATAACGGCGTTAAAAGTTCTTGTTTCCACTCTATAGCTTTTCCACTCTTCAGCTGATGGAATTGCAATAGTTCTAGTAACCTCGACTTGTTGACCGAACTTATCAATTAGCCGTGTTGCCGTTTTTTTGCTCGTAAATAAAATGACATGCTACCCCCTGCATATTTTGGCTGTGTTACTGGAATAACAAAAACCATTCAAAAGACGATTAATAAAAGGCAGTTTTGGCAAATCGTTTTTAGATTTTGGCGCGTAAGTGATGCTTACAGTCCCTGCAATCGATTCACTTAATACCTCTTCTCCACCGGGAATGACTGGTAAAAAATCGATATCATTAGAATTAATGGCTAAATAACATTGCGCATCAATAATTTGCTTGGGTATTGAATTGCTGGGAGTTTCACGAGAATCTTTGACGATATCTTTTCGTGGCCATGATAAAGGTTGTGCTTTATCGGTAGGGCTACCTTTCCAATTCAGCGTTTCCAAATAGTCCATAGCTTTATTAAGTAAGATAATAATCTTTTCATCTTCATTCGGTAGTAATAAACCCCTGTTTATTGCAAACTGCCTGCAATCATCAACGGATGCGTAACTGTTAAACCCGGCTGAGTTAATATCAGTATTAAGCATATTTTCACCTATTTAACTTTCCATCCCTCTTGCTCCCAGTGTTTTACCATGTCAGGATGGACTTCCGCTTCATAAGGTTCAGCACCAATTATAGGGTTTAACATTGTGACAGTATTTTTTTGTTCTTCTGTATTAACAGCGTCTACTTCATTGATGTCTTTTTTCTTAGCCATTTTTACTCCAAAAGGGGCATAAAGCCCCTGTTATTAACCCAAAATAAGCGCTGCATGGCGAGGTGCAATAGATTTAACACCCCAAGCCAGACCAATTTCGTAACGGATTTGTTTGTATTGTCGATATAACGCAATTTGGAATGTAATACCAGACACTGGATCTGTTACATTCATTACGTCATCTGCGCTGTCTCCGCCTAACAGCATTGCTGGCGTACGACAAGCGAGTAAAAATGCTCCGCGGTCAAATGCCATGTTGGCCACATAGTCACCACCAACGGTAATAGCTGTGTTATCCGCTAAATCTTTACGTAATCCGGGTTCGCAAAGCGTGATAGAGCTAGCATTTGCAGCTGCGACAACATACTTATTAGTGTCACCAGCAAAGGGCACTATATCGCCAGCATTAAATGCTCCGCTTCCTGTATCAACGGCGATGATGCGATCACCCTCGGATTTTGCTCCATTAACTAAATAGCCAGTAGCGTTGCTTGATTTAACGCGTTTAATACCTGCTGATGTGTGGATATTGAACCCCTCAACGCGACCAATAATACCGTTGCGCAAAAGCTCATCAGTACCAGCTTCGTTATTTTTGAATAATACAGATTGCTTACCACGAATTTTGGCCATTGCATCTGAACCAAGAACCATTTGCAAATCAGAACGAGGCGCGCCGTTGTCTTCAAGAATTTTAAGTGCTTCTGAAAAATCACTTAAGTCGTCTTTTTCACCAAACGGCGTGGTACCTGCTGTACCTGCAGCTCGTGAAGCACCGTAAAATAAGCCACCTAAATCGGAATCAACTTCATTAGATAAAGCTCGGAATCCTTGCGCAAACTGGTCAGCTAAGATTTTGTTGTACTGCCCTGTTGGCCCAATCGCTAATTGTTCCTCACCATTCCATTTTACTGGTGCCATTTTTGATTTTGTGATCTCAACATTAACAGTACCAATATTTTGGTCACCGTCGTTCGGTGCGGTCGCTGCAGGGTTAATGTCAACTAATTGTGCAGCAGGTGTAACGTGAGCGGTTACAGTTTGTCCTTTTGCAGCACCATCAGCTTTTGTATCACGAGCAACAGCAGGAATAAAACCAACTTGTTCACGAGATACGACGTCAAGCGCGGTGTAAATTGTAGGGATAAGAAGCGCGTGAGTAAATCTTATTCCCTGATTGGTCGTAAGCGACGACTTTGCCATCTTCAATCTTGAAAGATGAACCAAATCGTGACTGTACAAAATCAGGTGGAATAGCTACTTTATCTTGAATGTATTTCGAACTATTAAATCGTCCGCCAATCATTTCGTTATAAAGTTGCGATTTTAACGCTTCACTTTCGGCTTTCGCTGTATCAACTTGCGTTTGATAAACCTTAGTGATTTCAGCTTTGACTTTGTCAACCTCGCTAGCACCAATTAGTTTTTTCTGATCTAACTTGGTAACAATGTCCAAAGCCTCAATAGCTTTTGCAGGATCGGTGATGTTGGCAAACTTTTTTAACTCCGATTCAACTTTTTCTTTGGCTTCACGATGCGCTTTCACTTCACCATTTAAAGCTGAAATTTTGTTAAGTGAGGCTACAGCATCAAAAGGGATTTCCTTTCCGTCATCATGTACATAAACAGGATTGCCGTTTTCGATAACTGCATAAGTTGTGCCATTTACATCAATTGTTTTTAATTTCATAAGTTCTCCGTCTTCCGACTGTTAATGGTTTTCCAACCGTTTCACCACTTCGCATCCGCTCTGTGGCATAAAATAAAAAAGGTCGCATATAGCGATCTTGTAATAGATAATTAATAGTTAGTGTGCACGACGTAGTTCGTCTAAAGTTAAAAAGCGACCATCTCTTGTAAAAAATTGATCTACTGTTATTTCTCCATCTCGCAACATGCGAGCACGTTCAACACCCAAAATCTGTTCCTGACGTTCCTGTGATTGTTTTTTCAACCACTCAAGATACGATGTTTTAGCAGGAACTTGACCATCCATTGAATCTCTCGTGCCGTCATCGTCATTAGTAATGATCCCTATTTCATCAAAGGACCGAACAACTAATGTTTCGATTGATCTGCAACAAAAATGAATGCGACCCGGTCCGTCACCATATGAAACATTATGCCCAATCGGTTCGTTATCTAATGTGTACAGCAATGAATCTCTAATCATACAAGTCGGTGTTGTTCGATTATCAAGGACTGATACCCATTGTTTACATTTGATAATTTTGTCATTTTTTTGCGCAAAAACCGATTGAACTGTCGTTGATGTATTAGATATAGCCGTTTTAATAATTGATGCAGCGTTTACAGCAACAACAGCAAGTACGCTGTCTCTATAATTTTTATCTTTTGTGCCTTTTATTTTTTCTAGCGTTTGTTCGTTACTATCGCCTTGCGCATATGAGTTTCTAATAGAGTTAACTACCCGATTAATCCGATCCTGCTCTAATTTTTGTCACCAATCCAATAATTTCATACCTTGGAACGGTTTGTTAAATATCAAAGAGAGTAATAATTCAGATTTAATATTTTGTAACTTGTACTTCGAGGTAACATTTGGTGGTAATAAACGTTCAAATAACGATAATCGATAGCTATATTCATATTCTGAAAATTTAGACATTTCATCACTGATAAGCTGAGTTAAACCTGCTATTTCAATATCACCTTGTAATTTTGATTTTAGCGTTTTTATTTGAAAGTTCGTGTGTGACATGTCATCAAGCGCAATGTATAACTTTGCCATTAACTCGCGATTAGATTTATTGATCAAGCGAACAGATTTTTGAATCAAATAACTCACATAATTTAGCAACATTACATAATGGTAGATACTTTCATCGCGTAATTTTTCGTTAATCGTCATAAGTCGGCCGATCAAATTTTAGTGCTGCGTCTTTTAGCTCTTGAATAATATCCTGAGGCTTCATATCAGCATTGATTAGCCCAAGGCGTTGATAAGCGACAACAGCATCAATATCACGGATATCACCAGTTTGTCGTAACGATTGAATTGCTAACGCGCCAGTTGCGTCGATTGTTTTTCTGGCTAGTTCAACCTCGGTAATTACATCAACATTGCCGTCATTTTGTAACCCTATCCACTCGGCCATTAGGTCTAATATATTATCTAACGAATCTTCGAGAGAAGACGCCATGATGAATAACGGCGAATTAGCTTGCATCTTCTCTTCTTGAGTTTGCTCAACCGATTTCGTCGAGGTGTTTTGGTATCGGAGTAATTTAGCTCCAGCTAAGCGCATTTGCTCTACTAACTCAGCAAGTGATTCTTTACCGGCATTCACTGAAACACCTGAGTGCTCGACGTATTCAAGACCCTGACTACTTCTATCATCGAATTTTGTAGCGCATGAACTACCGATTGTTAACTCAGCACCATCTTCAAGCCCAAAAGCGGTCAGGATTGGCACTCGTGCTACATGCAAGATGTTGTCTTGCTCACTTTGACTTTGCCAATGATTAATATTAAGCAAAGCAAGATTAAGTAACGGAGGAGTCCCTCTCATGAACCCAGTTTTTTTAGTGTAGAGTGTTACAAGTGTGATTTTTTTTCTTGATGTTTCCCACTCTTCATGCAATGCCCATTGTTTATTTTCACTATCTTGTCGCCATATTGATTCATGCCCGATTTCAATGTGCCGGATTTGTTCGATTCGAGATTGGCCGTAATTATCTTTATCTATAATGATATTTTCTTCAATGCGCAATTCAGTGAGTACAACTTTTCCACCCTCATTTTTTGATTTCCAACCAATAATTTGACTAGGGTTAAGCATTACAACATATGGACGAGCACCGATTTCGTTTTCCTCGGCTTTTGTTCTGACTTCTTTATTGATTCTAGGGTAATCAACTAAAGCGTGCGCCAAATCGTATTGCATTGCGATGCTAAAAAACTCTTGCGCCCAAACGTCAAGACAAGTTCCTTCAAGATCGATGTCTTTTGCAAACTCAATCAGCTTAGCAGGCACTGTGTCGCTCAATTTAATTGGTGAGGCAAAAACTCGACCTACATTTTGTTTAATCGTTTCTTCGTAAGCAGGAAGTAACGTGGCCACTTGTAGACGTTTTTTATATGAATCTCGCTCTTCATTAACCCACCTTGGCAAATACTGCTCGCCCAGTTGTCTCATGTTTAGCGTTCCACCCATTAGCGCGTCGTTAATATCCCACGCTTCGATCATGTTATTGTAATCAAGATTTGGAGTTAAAATGTCTGCCATAATTTATATCCGTAATTGTGTAACTTTGCCACTTGGTTTGTGTTTATTTCGATTAGCCACAGCAAAATATCTAAACGCATCCGCGCCGTGTGATGTATGGTCATGTAGCGGTTTATCTCGCCAACAGCCG